TTGTTGACCGCCTTCTTGTCCCAGTCGGTGTCTTCGCCCATCCGTGGGGGCGCACTGAAGAAACTCCCGAAAGCGTTTCAGACCCCCGTCCTGCTGACAGCAAGCGCGGTGATAGGCCACCGTAGCCGGGGTAATGGCGCCTGTTTTCAGGGCTTTTTCCAGTTCGTCTTCAATGTGCTGATGAAGCGTCTTGTGTTCGATTTCCCTGAGCCTGATTTCAGCTGCCTGGGCACGATTCAATGCGGCATCGTGGTCAGCACGGGGCACAAATTTTTCCAAAGACGGGTGACTGACACTGTTAAGTGCCTTGTCTTTGTCTGTTTTCATCTGGTGAATGGCGGATACCGCCTGAGCTTCAGTCGCTTGCGCTGATAGACCCAGTGCGGTACAGAGTGCCAGTGGTAAGGTCATCACGTGTTCTCCGGCAGGTTGGATGCGCTGGTTCAGCGCGGTTAAGTGAAGGTTCGGCTGATTGGTTAAACCCGCCGAATACAGTTGCAAGATACGTTTTGTTTTCGTGTCGAAGGTGAAAACCGGGGATAAATAGCGGTAAGATTTCTCCTCCATGAGCGAACGGCCTTGAGGATTCCATTCAACCCATCCCCAGACAGCGCCCCCATCACGCACTTCCAACCCTTTAATCCAGCCCACTGCAGGGGCGGGATCGCCCCTGGGGGCTTTGAGTTCAGTCGCGTGTTCAATATCAATGGGCAGGTCTGCCTGGTTGGCCTGAAAAGCATCTACAATACCCTGGGGGTGATCATTGACCCAGGAACGCCCATCCCGTCAGGTGATCTGTTCACCGAAGGGGATTAATTCCACCCACAACGGGGCTCCCGTCTGGGCAGCGGTCGCTTCCAGAAGGGGCCGAAGTTCGGTGTTTAGGGCAAAAGTGTTTGTGGTCATGCCCGCTACGGTAGCGCGGGGAAAGGAAGGGGTTCAGATGAAAAATTTCACTTGATCGGTAGGAGCTACATTTTTGACTCGTTGTGCAAATTTAGCCAGGCACCCGACGCAGCCAGAAAAAGCGGGCCTCCAGTGTCAGTCAACGGCGATCGGCTTCGCGGACAATTCGATCCCCAGTGCCTTCATCAGCACCAGTGTCGTGCGAAGAGTCGGGTTGCCCTCGGCGCTGAACGAGCGATAAAGCTGTTCACGTGACAGGCCAGTTTGGCTGGCGATTTGCGTCATGCCTTTGGCACGGGCGATGATGCCCAGAGCGTGAGCAATAAATCCTGGATCGTTTGTCTCGAATGCACCGGCCATAAAGTCAGCGATGGCTTGGTCAGATTTCAGGTGCTCAGCAGGGTCGAAGGGGGTCAGTTTTTTAGTCATGGTCATTCGCTCCATTCAGCAGCGAGGCGCAGTGCAGTTTTGATGTCTCTGGTCTGGGATCGTTTGTCGCCACCGCAAAGCAGGATGACGATCACCGCGTCACGTCGCTGGAAATATACCCGGTAGCCGGGGCCATAGTGAATGCGAAGCTCACTGACACCCTTGCCAATCGGTTCGGCGTCACCGAGGTGACCGTAGGCGAGCCGCGCCAGACGCAACGAAATGGCTGTGGTCGCCCGCTCGTCTTTGAGCTTGGTATACCATTTGCGAAAGGTTTCAGTCTGCTTCAACTCGATCATGCCACCAATGTAGTTTAAAAGTTACACCAAGACAAGCTTTTTTAGCGGATTGTGCCCACAATAGACCTGAATTCGATGTCTTTTTCTTTTCCAAAAGTCTGGGTGCGGGATAATCTGGCTTTGCCGGGGTGATAATTCCAGCCGGGGTCTATGCCTGTCGGCACGGCTTCCACTTTGCCCGTGCGCCTGTTTTTCCACTGTCTCGTTTCCATTTTGGGCGTTTTGGCTCTCCCGCCCCGCTTGTCCACCTCCCTTTGGGTCATCTGCCGGACACGACACCGACAGCCCCAGCCATTCGGGGGTAAATGGGTATCCCAAAACGGATCGTCCACAGGAAGAATCAGCCCTTCCCACTGTACGTGTTGAAGTCGATGCTCTCTTGAAGGCCCAAGCCCATACCTCAAATACGGCAATGCCGCTTTGTTCCGTTCGATACGCACCCATTGCCCCGCGGCGCGGGCAGTTCTCATGTGGGTGTCGTAGATGATTTTTAACCGCCTTGGTGTACCCAGTTCAACCATGGAGCCATCTTTCATCAATACCTTGCCCAGCCATCCCCGCTTTCCAAGGAGGGGTTCCAGTTCATCCTGAAACTGTTTGAATGTCTTGCCCTCCGCCAAAGCAGCATCAACGGCTTGACGTATCTCTATCAGCAGCTCCTGAGTCATGGCTTTGGCAACAGTGAAAGCGCGAACCTGTTCTTCTTTCCACAGGTCACGGTAGATCCCATTGGCCAGTTGCCTGGCATCTGCGGCAATAATGTCTTGGCGAACCGCTTCCTGTGATGCTTCATTGCCTAATTTTCCCGGCGTGCCTTCCGTGGTCGCCGTTTGACCCAATACGGCCTTGGAGATTTGCCGGTCAATCCATTCGACCATACGGGAAAAGACTTCAGAGGCCCCGGACGCCTGCGCGACCTGCTGAAATTCAATCACCATGGGCTGAGGGGCCATATTTGCCTAACCGGAGCGGAATACCGTAACTCTCAAGGAATCCAAGCCAGTCTTTCATGCCATACATCTTGCAGAGATAGGAAAAGGCGACCAGTCGGGCTAATCCCCCTCGAAGCACCAGGCCTGATTTCAATCGCGGCTGATGCACAATAAACTTATAAGGCGGCATCGACAGGCCATGAATGGGGTCTGCTGCGTCTACAATGCGCATGTCTTCAGGATGGTCAGGATGAAACAGGAAAAAACGCGGATCGCGCCAGCGGTATGCTTTCGGCTCCCACTTCACACCCGTTCTATCCCACATAATTTCATTGACACTATAGCCCTTACCCAGAGCGTCCATCGCGTTGTCTACCAGGTCAGCAAAGCCAGGGGCATCAATCAGGCGGTGAATGTCCTGTGCACATTGTTGTGCCTGGCTGTCTTCGCCCCCGGCCACCACGGTGACCGGTAAACTGGCCACCGCCATCTTGCGGGTACGCAACACGCTGGAATAATGCGGGTCACGTTCTTCCATTTCTTCAGCCAGGGTCAAATACGCCTCCGTATCCCCTTCCGCTGCAGATTTTAAGATATTGGCCAATCGTTGCGGGGTTAAACCACTGGCGACCGAACCCCTCCCCCAGAGATGACGAACAGCGGTAGGCCCCGCCAGTTCACCTGAGAGTTTGTGGGTATCCCTCCGCCTGGCTTCCTGCTTTTTCTGCGGTGTGTTATGTTGAGCCATCTCTACCATGCTCCTTGACGTTTGACGCGATGACCACCGCCTGTGACCGGGCTGTAACCGTAGCTTTGTTGATGATGTCTTGCCCAGCCTAAAAACTGGCTCGTGCTGTCGATTTGGTCGTCATGCTCTGCCAGTGGGAAGCGGAATAGCTCTTTCTCAAAATCCAGTAACCAGGCGGCTGAATCAGGAATAAAGACCTTCCCCGCTTCAAACTGGGCAGACTGGGCAGACATGCGGGTCAGCTTGTCGTGTTCAGGCTTGATGGCAATGATGGGGAGTGGAGTACTTGCCTTTAACTCTTGAATCAAAGATTGACCACTGGCTTTGTCCTCAATCAAAATCGCATTCGGGTGCCACTTTTCAGCCAGGCTCTTCACGGCCGACTTTAAACCCGGATATTCAACCCGGTCACGCCACACCTCCAGCAAGTAATAGGCCAGTCTGGTTTCTGCCCATGTGGTACACACAGACGGGTCATTAATCTGATTGGGCTTGCAGGCGGTATCCCATGATTGAACAATGCGGACAGGGTGAGCCGGAGGCGTTTTATAACGATGGACCCACGGTTTTTTAATCATGCCCCCTTCAGACGGGACCGGTCCTGCTGGTATTGACCGGAGAAGCCATAAGTGCCGAGTGCTTTCTGGGTCTTGGCGATTTCAGGTTTCCCTTCCCGTTCTGGGTGCAGAAGTTCACCCGAGCTTCGTGTTTTACGGATACGGCCAAAGTCAATCATCGTCCTGTTTTCTGCGATGGCCGGAATTTTTACATGTTCCCAGCCCCCTTGGGCGAGCAAGTGGCCAGATAGGTCTTTTTCATGAAGCCGCTGCATGACGACCACAATGACGCCGTTTTTCTTGTCGTTTAAACGGCTGTAGAAAGTCTGGTCAAACCATTCCAGCGCTTTTTCTCGTTCTGTTGGGCTTTCTGCCTGTCGCGGATTGTGCGGATCGTCCACAATCAAAAAATCCCCCCCTTCACCCGTCGCGGTGCCGCCGGTACTGGTCGCTATTCTGTGCCCCCGTGCCGTGGTCACAAATTTGGATTTTTCATTCTGGTCCCTGACCAGTTGAATCTGTGGGAAGACTTTCCTGTACCAGGCGCTTTGAACCACTAAACGACAATCCACACTGTGTTTCAGGGCTAATTTATCTGAATAACTGGACGCTAAAAACGTTGAACTGGGCGTATGACCCAATACCCATGCGGGCCAGGCGACAGACACGGCGATGGATTTCAGATAGCGGGGCGGTATATTGATAATCAGCCGCTTTATTTCACGGTCAGTACAGGCTTTCAGGTATTCCGCTATCAGGTCAACGTGCCAGTTATGCAAATATTGAGCACCGGGGTCTACTGTGGCGAAGGTGCGTTGAATGAAGCTGGAGAGGTCATCACGTAACATCGCCTCATAGAATTGGGCTTTATTGGGTACGTGCATGAAGATATCACTCTATAATCACTTCATCCACCTCAGACAGGGGGATACTGTCATTTGTTGCTGGGTCATCCAGTCCACGAATACGGCGAATCACTTCCACATTGTGGCGGTTGGTCTCCGTCAATACTTTCAGGTTTCTGGCATCCTGCACCATCAAATGGAGGTACTGTTTCTCTTCTGCCAACCTTTTCAATGCCTTATGGGCGATTTCCAATGCTAACCGGGCATTCTCCAAACCGGTGCCCATGTCCTTGATGTCTTCAATGGCCGCAGCATCAATCGCTTTAACCACGGCTTGAGGTTGATTGGCGACTTCGGGGGCCGGTTTACCGGCAAAGTGGGCTTTGACGCGGGCGCGCTTGACCATGCTCCCGTCACGAACCCAACCGTATTGCCTGGCTCTACGGCGAATCGTGCCCTCAGAGGTACCAAACTCCGTGGCCATTTTGCGTAACGACTGCAACCCGGCACGGTATTCTGTTTCTACCCCCAGCCAGTCAATCGTCTTTGCCATCAGCCTGATTCCGTTGACGTTCAATGTTTAAATGTTCGCGCTTAAACCACAGGTTGACCACGAACGTGGCCACACCCATCAGGAAACCGCCTAAAGCGACCCACTCATTAATGGTTAATCCCGCCATGGTGGTCACAGCAGAGGCGGTATAAGTCGTGGCCACGGTGGCTTTTTCAATCATGACCTAGTCCTTTCGCATGAGTTCAGTGACTTTAGGAATGACTTTTTCAGCACTACGACCCACGACATAGCCTCCCAGGCCAATTTGAAGCAATGTCCATGCTTCCTGTGCCAATCTGAATTGAGTCAAACCGAACGTATCGGCCACCACCAGACCGAGGAAAGTCAACATGGTGAGGGGTCGCCAATTGCGCTGTATCCAGCTTGCCCCCTGTGCTTCGGCGGCGATGACCTTTGTTCTGGCCTGAATCAGACGGGCTTCATAATCCAGCACCTGTGCAGCCAGGGCACCTTGCATTTCAAACAGTCTGGATTTCACTTGAAGGCGCTCTTCGTCGCTGGTGTGCATCTCATCAATTAACTGTGTGACGGGCTGAACCAGCCCGGATAAAAAACGCCATACTGCCATTATGCGGCCTCCTCAAGGCATTTATTGTCGGGAAAGTCTGGCTAGGAAAGCTCAAAGTGTGGGCCATCCATGAGCGGCTTTTTACCCACCGCTTTTTTACGCTCTATGTACGCGATAACTGCTTCACTTAAATTGTCTTCATCGTTAATGCAACTCCAACACGCCCCCCAATAAACACGAATTCCCAGTTCTTCCGCGGCTTGCTCCATCGCGTCCGCTATCGGGTAATACAAAGGCCAATCCCAACGAACTGAGCCATCTAAACACGCCCCCAAGTCAACGGCGTGACCGGTTAAGTGGCGGCTATTTATTGTTTTGGAAGCGCCCCTGGCCAAGAGGGTTTTCTGGCGTTCGACTGTTCTCACGCCTTCCAGCACAGTAAAATCAATACGGGTGATGTCGATAGCCCGCTCAACCACGCGCACAAGGTCAGGGTGAACCCCTTCCAGACGTTGGCGTGAACGACTGCCTAATTTGTAAGCCATAACGTTACCTCGTTTCAGGTCTTCTGATAACGCGGTAGCTTGGGGATAAACGTTGTAAAAGTTCAGATGAAATCTTTCACCTAATGGGGGGAAAGGCGGGTTTTGGGGAATGCTGTGCTGAGGGGGCTAAGCGGCCAGTCTGGCGATATTCAGGACTTGGCGAGAAGTCAGACCATACTTTAACGCAAGAATGTTGGCCCGATTCTCTTTTTCAGGTTTCATGCTGTGATATTCGCGGCTGATGATGTCATTCCTCACCTGTCGAAAGACTTTTTTACAGGGGACTTCTATCACATCCCCGCAATAGTAGTCGCACAGCTTCTGTGCGGTGCTGGCCCCAAGAATCAAGCTGAACGGGTGGTCCTCTGTCACCCTGGCGGGCACGTATAAACGTGCTCCGCCCATTAATTGCCCTAACTTCACCGCCATATCGGGGCCGATGACTTCGGCGATTTCGTGCAATACATTCATGCTGCTTTCTCCATTGCGTCATTCGATTCAGGTTGCGTTATTCGGTGCGTCACAGCGTATTTTTTGGTTATTGATCTGATAAAGCGAAGTAGTTTTGGGCTTGATCACCTGTTCAGATTGCAGCAGTTGAAGGGTTGCGACACTTTTAAAAACTTAACAATATATAAATATTGAAAATAGTTATATTTTATTCCCTTACTAGTTAATAAGAATAGGTGCAACCTGCAACCTTTTAAGAATAAATAGTTGTATTCAATACTTTTTAAAACCAAAATTACATTTTTCAAAAAAGTCCTTGTCAAATATTACAGAAGAGGAAGTCACCCATGTGATTTCAGAGATGAAAAATCGTAGACATCAGCAACGGTGGGCTTCAATAAAGCGTGCCTCCTTAAAAAAAGGCTATCAAGTACCTGCTTTTAATGATAAGGCGGTGTCACCCGCTACTCGCAGTCAATATCTGTCTTTTATGCGAGGTCTCATGCGTATTGCCGCCAATGAATGGGGATGGTTAGCCAAGCCCCTGAATTTAAAAGTACGCAAACCAAATGATAAGCGTGTCCGCTGGTTATCTCGTGAAGAAGCGAATCGACTGATTTCAGTGGTAAATCAAAATTTCAGGCCGATAGTGATCTTTGCGTTAGCCACGGGGTTACGTCGTTCTAATATTATCCATTTAGAATGGCAGCAAATAGATATGGAAAGAAAAGTGGCTTGGATCCATCCGGAGCAAGCAAAGGCAGGTAAAGCGATTGGAGTTGCTCTTAATGAGACGGCTTGCAGGGTTCTGAGAGAGCAACTTGGAAGACACTCTCGTTGGGTTTTTGTGAGAAAGAAGACCGTCCAGGGCCGTGAAGGAGAAAAGCGAGATCTTGTGAGTAAATTCAGCGAAGAAAGAATTCATCGTAGAAGATGAGGATAAAAAAAGCGGGGATAGAAAATTTTCGTTTTCATGATCTTAGACATACTTGGGCAAGTTGGCTTATACAATCAGGTGTTCCACTCTCTGTTTTGCAGGAAATGGGGGGCTGGGAAAGTGTTGAAATGGTTCGCCGTTATGCCCATTTATCCCCGAATCATTTAACAGAGCATGCGAAAAAGCTTGATGAGGTCATTGAAATCAACGGCACGTTTACGGCACGCTGTGAAAATAGACCTGAAAAAAATACCTCTTAACCCATTGATTTTATTGGTACGCCCTACTGGATTCGAACCAGTGACCTACGGCTTAGAAGTGAGTAGATTTATCTTATAATCCATTGATATACCGCATCTTTCCTCGCTCTCACGTCAAAAGATGTTTTTAGAAACGTACAGATAGTCAATCATACTTGCGGATACTTGTCCCAAATTCGTCCCACTAAATATAGCGTCTTTATTTTCCTGTTTAGCCTGGTTTTCACAAAACCACTTACACGCAACTAACACAGTTAATGGTTAACAACTTCCGCCAACGCAGCTAATATCGTATCCCTATAATAGAGTTATTCAGGCTTCTTAGGCCAGTCAATATCCGGCGCGTTTGAGGTATCGGTACGATTAAGCAGTACGCGATATTTCTTCCATGCTGTCAATTTTTGCTTCTCTTCTTTCGTTGCCATCTCCACATCAATGGCATCTTGCAAAGGGGAAATAACCTCTCTTGCACTCTGCATTAGCCCGCTTTTTTTATCCTCATCTTCTACGATGAATTCTTTCTTCGTTTTAGGCGGAATATCTACCCAAATTGGGTCACCCTTTTCACTGATCCCTAACGTTTTACCGATAGGGGCTGGATTAAGCGCAAATTCACGATAAACGCTGTAGGGGACTGCTTTGGCTTTATCATCCCAGCTACCCGCTTCGATATAATCCTTTTTCATTGAACCGGCGAACCAGGCTAATTTTCTCTGACCAAAATAAAGGCGTCGTCACTATTTACTGAATTCATGATTACCATCCTATTGCAATCCATCTCATATCAGTTAATGGAGAATCCTTATATCCATCAGTGACCGAACTCTGACGCATTTTAAATCCAACTTTATCCGCACTCATTATATTAGGTGCATACATTTCAGATAGCGTATCATCGTAATTGAAATTAGCCAATCCCATTCCGGCTAAGGTATTTGGGAAAGCCATAGGAAATAACTTTCTTGACCTATCAGTTTTATACACGCTACCCCATTGAATAATCAGGCCCGTATTCGGATCTTTCAGCCAACCACTTGCCAATTTATTCGCTGTCCATTTTACTGAATTTATTTTTGCATCGACTTCTTTTTTAGTATAGTTATCTTCCTGTAATGCCAGCGTGCCGTTTTTATTTGATGGAATAGTGACGACGCCTTTATTTTTGTCTGAAGCATCTCTGTACACAAAATAGGCATCGCCAGGCGCGGTTTCAAATAAAATTTTATTTCCATCGCCTTTGATAAGGGTGAGACTCGTGTTATTACCGTTACTCTTTATTTTTATATTGCTGGCACTAAATGATTCTTGAGAATTTTTCTTGGCAAAATTCTCGGTACAGGCTTTTTGGCTTATCACATCGGTTGTTGAGTCACCTGTCGCTTGTTTAATTGTTCCCTTTAATTTTTCGATATACGCAATATACTGCTCAACCTGTAACGGTAATAACACGAGTCTCACCCTTATCAAAGGCGATGGAAATAAAATTGTTGGGCACCATAAGCATCATAGACCGCCATGGAGTGGCTTTCGACTGTAACAAATTTAGCTATTTGTCCATTATAAACAGGGAACCCTGCGTGATTAATCATAATGGGTTGAGCAACCGCGACGGTTGAGCCATTTTCATTTTCAAGATACACTTGAATTTGGTTCGTTGCTATTGTCGGATCGGTATTGACTTTACCGATATAAATTTTGCCGTTTGAACATGCCTGAAATTTTCGTCTCAGCGTAAATAGCTGAGCAGGCATGCTCACGACAATATTAGGGATAATTTCTGACACGCATTTCTCCTGGCATAGAGTAAGTTTTTTATTGCGTTTCTGATGGCTGTTGACTGGAAGATGCGGCAATTATAGGACGCAAAAGATTAACCGCGTTATTTAAGGCCCGCTCATAAGCGGGCGCGCCCGTCTTTTTGTTTGCCAGCCTCAACAATGCATTTCTTACCGGCTTCGACTCATACATCCTCATCACGATCCCGAAGCCCACTTCACCGGCTAGAGACGCCCCGCCAGAGCCGAAAGCCGCGCCAATCCTTAGCGGATTAGCCAATGCCTGACCCGTTTGTGTCACGACATTTGCCGAATCTGCGCGCTTAGTTGTCTGGAGGACATCATTGAGCGCCTCAAGCTCCTTCATGTGCCTTCCGCTGAATACCGTGTTATAGATTTCGCCACCGGCTTGCTCCTTCAGCTTGCTAATTTGTGTCATGAATTTTGCGGGCGAATCCCCTACCGTTTCAGCAATTTTAGAGATATATGCTGCACGTACGGCATCCTTTCCGGTATTATCCAGCGCTGGCCATATGCGTTTAATATCCGAGGCATTACGGCTGTAGACTACGCTGTTAATTAACTCGGGTGTTGCTTCACGGGTGGCTTTATTTAGGTTGCTGGCGATACGCTTATTCAGAACCTTGTTGTAGACGTTTGCGTAATCAGAATTCGCTTTGAGGTAGATGGCGGCTTCCTGAGGGCCCAGGAACTGGCTGACTGAGTTTCGCAAATCTTTTGTCATGGCATTTTCAACGCTATTCGTCATGGCTTTGGCGTGGTTTGGAAACACCATTGCATCTCCCTGAACATTTGAGCGAAAGGCCGTTCTGTGTTGCTGGAGCAGGTCAAAATCAACACCACCTTGCTGAGTTAACTCCCCCTTCAAATTTTGGAGTGTATTACGCAAATTCTGATCTGCCGATGTTCCTAGCTTCACAAGCCTTGATAGACCTGTATCAATGGCGTTAACGGCATGGGTTGTTTCTATCGGATTTACGCCCATTTTTTGCGTTATATCGTCAATAACCCTACCCGCAGTATCCTTACGACCTTTCAAATTTGAGGTCAGTGACTTAACAACCGTATCAGGTTTGCGGCGTGTTGTCTGTTGCTCTGCCCTACGCGCCCCCGTACCCAGCAACGCACCTTCCCCGCCCTGAGTCAGCCCACGAGTCATTGCATTCTGGGGTGGAAGCATGTCTGATGTCATGGGCGCAACACCCATTGATTCAGCTGTCGTCATCTTCTGGACTGCCTCTGGAGCAATCTCACCTTTTAGTGCCGTAATCCCCTTCCCAACCCCTTTTGCCGCTGCAGACAGCAACCCTTGCGCGGCAAGGTTAACCCCAGCATTTGTCGCCGCGTTCTGGGCAAAATCGCCTTGTTGATTCGAGGCATCAGCAAGCGAACCTGCCATCATCTTTCCTGCTGCGCCAATCCCTGGGATAAGGTAATCGCCAACCGTCTCCCCAGCCAGGGCGTAAGGGTCTGTAGGTCTGTCTATTGGACGATAAATATCGCCTAATAATCGATCCCCACCGACAGCTTGACTTAATGCATCGATAAGATTAGCACCGCCTTGAAGTACATCAAACGGGATATTCACTAAACCCCGTCCCGCCTCCGTGAACGGATCTTGTATTTGCGACGATTCATGGGGATTCTGTTTGTCGTGATAAGCTAAGATTTTATCCGTGGGGATATCAAGATGGGCCATTTGAGCCGATGACAAAGCATTATTATCATGATTATTCGCTATTTCGCCAGACTGAGTAGATTGCCCGGCAAAGTACTCGTCAATGGCCTCACCAATATCATCGATGCGAGTACCATCAGGAAACGTAAACGTTTTCCCCTTTGCCGTTACTTTCATCACTCTACCTTAAATTGAATGCCTGACTTTGATGTATAGCTACCGCCTGATTGCTGAAGTTGATTGTGGGCAGCGGAAGAGACGACCAAAGCATCATATACCCTTCCTGATTGCCCTCTCAGGGCGTTGTATTGACCTTGCATCTTTTTCATTTTTGTTTCTGTTGCGAGTGTAGAATCTCCCGGTTGAGGGAGATACATTTTTGCATACTCTTGCATCTCGGGGAGCGTAATGGCGGCGCCTGTTTCTGGACGAAGAATGGCATACAGGGCATCCCTTGCATTGACCATGTACTGTTGCTCTACCGGAGAAAGACTCAGGTTCGCAATGGCTCCCTCACCCAGCGCGCGATTTATTAATGCCACGCGTTTAGGGTCTATCTTTTTCCCTAATTGATTCATTGAATCCATGGAATCCTTCAGGCGGACGGCGAATCCCGCCGCCTTTTTTGATCCCTCATTGGCTTTATCAAGGATACTTTGAGCGTGTGGGAGGCTGATTGGCTTAATGCCATCACCGGCAATTGGCTGGTTTATTTTTCCCGTTTCTTCACGACCATCCGTGTAATATTTGGTTACTGAGCCATCGTCATTTTTCTCAACCTTCATGAGCTTTTTACTGGAGGTATTAATACCCGCCGCATGAGCAAATGCCATAGCAGCATCTGGATTTGACTGACGCATTTGAGCGTATTGACGATAGTTTTGCATCGCAGCAGTAGGCGCATAAGCAGCAGTTAACGCATTTGCTCCACTGATATCCTGTCCTCGCATTGTTAAAGTTTCACCTGCTCGATTGTTTCGTTCAGTTTCAGCCAGTTTATTTCTGTCAATGTTCCGCCCTTCCTGTTTATCCTGAACGTCAAAATAACTCTTTGGGTCAGCGTGCAGATGAATTAAATCGGTCATTTTGTCAAATTGTTGGGGGTCTTGCTTATAGGATAAAAAGACTTCTTCGGGTGTCAAACCGAATTGACCTAATAGGGGTATATTTTTCTGTAGAGAAGCGATAAGCGATTGATCCCCCCTTTTCGCTGCAAGACGCAAATCCATTGCCGCTTGACCAATAGCTTGATTTCTATCCTGATCAATAAATCCCATACTTTTTTGAATGCGCTCGATTTGTTCAGGATGCGCCATTGCCAATTGCTTCATCGCATCACGATCATTGGCCGCATAAGCCGTACCAAATGATTTCATAAAATCCGCTTCTGACTGCTGTTGTTTGTTCGCCTCTAATCGCTCAGAAATGGCCCCTAAACCCTGCGCTAACATCACACCGGTATTGGGCCTTTCTGCATATTGTGGGACGGTGGGCAAACCTAATCCACCTGCCGTTTGATTTTCTATTTGCAGATTGGGCAATCCAGCCAATTGAAACGTTGCCATAGCAACTCCTATTAAAATAAACTGCCTAATAATCCTAGCCCGCCACCGATGGCAGCACCCCAAGGGCCGCCAATAGAACCCTTCATCGCCCCAATGCTTGCCCCGGTTAACGCACCGGCCATACCGCCCCCTAACACGCGGTCAAATCCAGAAGGACTATTGGCCGCCGCGGCATTAGCAGCCCCCATGTTCTGTAATAACTGACCCACATTATTGGCGTAATTTTGTCCAGCTTTAGCTTGCCCAGCAGCGGCATTCATACCCATACTGACTAAATTACCGTAATTTTGCATCTGTCCCGATAACCAATTTTGCCCTAATGTTGGAGCGATAGATGCCAATTGATTACCCGTTGCAGTTGAACCTAAACCCCCCGTCGCTTCGGCGGCATTTAAACTTTGATATCGGGCTTGATTGGCTAACTCATTAAATTGTTGCGAATTGTAAAATTGGTTTAATGCCTGTCCTTGACCGTCTAATGTCGTCAGATTCTGCAATTCCCCTAATGCCGGGCCGCCCACTTTCATATACGGCGCCAAATTTTGCATCACCTGATTCCATTGTGCTCTTTGCAAGCCGATTGCTTCACGTGATGCTCTGGCCTGTTCGCTTGCGCCATTATCTCCGCTGCTTCCACCCATTGACTAATTCCTCTTTCGTGACTTGATACAGGGTCATATTGATTTGGTGATGACCTGCCGTCAAGGCGTTATCAATCACCCCCACTTTTCGCATCTTCATTAACTGACAGATGACTTTTCCCCACGGTGTTTTTTCAGGAACATACGTAATCACCGTTGAGAAGCTTAAATTATCAATCAACCAGTTTGAAAATTGTCTTGTTGCTCTCAATGCATATTTACCGCGGAAGCCAGGATCAAACACGGGATGCACTTCAATTAACTTATTGCGAATAAATTCAATTGAAAAAAAACCAACCAGCATTAACCCTTCATAAACACCCACATAAAGTTGATTATTTTTTAATTGATAATCCCCGTTATTTTCCATGGCATAACCAATTTTAGATTTATCCGTAAAAAACCGATAAAACTGGTCAATATTTTCAATCACTTTAATTTCCATCAGTCAATTAATCCATGTAAGCGCAAAGCATCTTCTAATGCTTTAATGCGTTGGCGTGCAGCTATTAATGCCTTTGCCAAAATTTGAACTTCTGATTGATGATAATTTACGCCAATCGAAAATGATTCATCAGCATGAAAAGCCCCTTTTAACGCCGTCCCGTTGGCCGCGGTAAATCCCGTCACACGTGGGCCAACCACCTTGATACCATTCACTGAATAAGCCCTCTTGACATTCAGTGACGAGGATAGCGATTGTAAATCAGCCTGCGATTTCGAAATAGCGTCTGCCTGCACTGCATTAATCTGCTGCGCCTGTGTCGCCAGTTCCCTATCTTGCTCATCATTTCTGGTTTTCGACTGATACGCGTCCTCCGACGCTTCATTGGCTTTACCGGCCACCCTGCTCATATCCGATAAACTGTTTAAGACAATCATGCGGTAGGCGGTCGAAAAATTAGCGGGTAAAATCGTCGGGTCAATATGCGTAACCTGAATTTCAACCGGGTTATAATCATTACCTGGGTTCATTATTCCATCCTGATTGACAGATCGGATAAGGTCACCGGGGATTTAGTGATGATACGGATTTTAAAGCCGATATTTTTTCTTACGCGTCCAATACGTCGCCAGATAATTCGTTTGTCATACTGAAAAGGCGCCTTTTGCGCTATCATCTGTTCTCTGCCGTAATTAATCCCATCGGTTGTTGTAGACAGGAATAATTTGTCCGCTATTTGAGCAACTCCGGTTGAGGCTTCCAATTCAAAATCAAACAATCGTGCATTATCTGCTTTTATCATCGGGGTATAAAGAAGGTGCTCAGTCTGCTGTTCATATTGATTTGAGGCATTGAAAACTAAATGACCGAGTACGCCTTCTTTCTTATCACCCACGGTGATTTGATTGTCAAAAAACATAAAATCAATCGCCCTATAAGGGTCATCATAAAAGCCGCTTTTCAGTAATGACCATTGCGAATATTGATGGCTGGCCGAACCATCAAAACAAAGGGTGTGTTTCGGCAGATGAAGGAGTAATAATTCATGGTTATCAAATCGAATCGATTCCATGACGGATTGAGATAATGCTTCAGCAGAATAATGACGGATAATTTTATCGATGGTCGCGGTGGATATCTTGTTTTTTTCACCGGCGCCGATGAGATAAACAGCCGGTTGCCCGGTCGATTGATGGCTGAGGATGGCGTATTTATCCTGATAACGACATTTGCAATCCCGCCCCGCAATACCCGCTTGAATCATATAAGCGGCTTGATTAATATAAAGCGGTTGGGACGTATCCGCCGATCCAGTTAAGGTGAAATACTCGATACTTGAGGAACCAAAACAAACAATCAGGTCTCGCCATGCGTCGACGGAAACGATACCATCGGGCTGGGATTCAGCGCGGTAAAAAGGCCGATATCTATCTGGTTTTGATTCATCTTCCAAATCAGTGACGCCAAATCGTTCTCCGCCTTTTTGTAACCAAATATAACGCCCTCGATTTCGACAAACATCAATGACTTCACCTAAATCATATTGCGGGTATTTATCATTTGGCCAGTTTGATAATACTTTCTCGCTACCGTCATCGCCATATAAATTCAGTTTACCGTCAAAACAAACCGTCTGACTATGACTCGAGTGAGACATCGACACGCGGCTCATTCCCGTTATATCCGCCACTTCGTTGTCATTACGATAAAGTTTATGGCCACAGACCCGATAGAGCGCTTTATTTTTGGTATTAAAATGGACCCCGCGTGAAACCCCTTTTACGCCCAGCTTTTTTTCAATGCCAGGAAATGATCTTAAATAACCGGATGCATTAAGCACCTCCTTTGGCGTGGCTAACATATTAACCGGTAAGGCATCAATGTAATCGGCGGTCTTGGCCTCTTTAACCAATCCTTTAGCTAACGGGATCTGCATTTTTGGCATGAAACCCTCGCTCAACATAATAACTATTAGTCCCTAACGCCGTGTATTTATTACCTTGGCCCACCGGCATATCACCCCGTCTTTCTATTGATGGAACGCTCAGCGTGTCAATAAGAAGCTCATCATAGGCAGCGGCGGCCGACGCTTCTTGTCTCGGGGTGGACTCAATGCCATAATCCGATAACATTCTTAGCATTAATTGATAACCCATAACCTGTTTATATTTGCGAGGAAGCCCTGACGCATCATCGGCGTTGGGGTTTCCCTCTTCTGAAAACTGATAGCCTAAATCGCCAAATTTAATTTGTAACTCGGCCATCAAGTCTTCAAGGTCAATAATACTCTCTTCAAACGATTGGGGTTCTACCTCGGTATTCGTTGATTCTGAGGCGATACCCGCCTTACGTAAGGCAAAGAGCACAATCTCCCCTTTAGTCAGCGGTTTTGTCATCGTTAGCCCTTTTCCCTTTTTTAAGTGCTTTAGATTTTCCCGGTGCCTTTATTTCATCAATCGACGACACAAAGCCCCTTTTTTCGAACTCAGGAAAATCCCTTGTCACTATCACCGCTTGGACATAGCCGGCTTCATTATCTGACCAGGCAAAAACACTTTTTCTTTCCATGAGTAACCTCAAATAAAAAAGGGAGAAAACGCGCCCATATTGTTACTAAGATAATCAAGGGTTGCCAAAGAATTGTCCACCCCTATGCGGATTAAAACACACATAAGCAGGCAACAGGTCAAAACGCATCATCTGCTTGTTTGCATCCCCATCCGCATATTTGTGTACCCGAATAGAAAAGCCCTCATAACTTGCGACTGCTGAGTCAATGCTATGTTTAAGTTTAGACCGGGCGATAAGGCCGCAACCCACAGAAAACTTATTATAAAAAAGATTAGGTTTCATCTGTTGTTTAGCGGTTCCTATGATAGAAACGGCATCTCCTGCCTTAACTTTTGCATCAACGGCATTGTATTGGGCATTTTTTTCATCATAAATCGGCACACCCGATAATTTGACCGTGACATCACCCGAAGCAGTCGCGTTAGTCTCTTCCAGCACCGTTGCGGTAAAACTAATCGCTGTTGATCCATTGTATAATGTCTGTTTGTTCTGCTGATTTAACCAATGAGTAGACGTGAATTTAAGCTGATCACCGGCTTTTAGAAAGCCTGTTTTACTTGGGGTGGCGCCCGTCAATGTTACGGTAAATTGATAGGAATCCTTCACCGACAGATAATCAACGTTAGGCGCGGTTTTCACTGTGAGGGTTCCACCAAAATCCCCCTGTTCTCGGGAAGCCAGTCCATTAGACATCAATGCCCTAATACCGCCAAAAATTACCCGATATCTGCGCATTCTCCCAAGCAGTACGGACTAATTGTTCTGTAGCATGCAAACCCGATTGCGCATCCGCCAGCCGTTGGGCTGACCACGGATCCATGACGGCGTAATTTTCACTGGTTTTAATACCAATATCTTTTATAAATGAGGCCGTTTGAGCCACATCTGACCATTTCTTTATCGGTGTATTGGGGGAGCCCAGCGACAAAGCCCCATTGTTCATCATAAAATGGGCTAATTCTGTCTCCAGATCAGTGACCATGCGCTCATGAATCGGTGATAGAATTTGTTCAAGCTGATTAAGCTTTAACGCTTCTTCAATTTGCGTCCATTCAACACCCACCGTGATATATTTGCCCACTTTGCCTGTCGCTTTACCAGAGATAAGCCCATTTTTTAGCTTTCCCCGTAATGTCACCCGTCTCTGTTCTTTCAGACTTAAATTGATGAGGCCGCTTAAAGCTTACACTGTCGCCAGTATTTGAATTTATCTCCCCCGATAATAATTGTCTGTCAACGGTCTTACACAAAACAATATCAGACATAAAACCGGGTAAGAATTTTTTTAAAACGATTTGACTAATATTTGACTCTAGATTATTTGCCATTTTTTTTACTCTTATTCAATAATTGCACCGGGGCACAATTTGGTAAACTCATCGGATTTCACGTTTCCGGCGCCACCTTTTAGCGCGGGTTCTGGCTTGGATGTTTTTTTAGGTTTGGGTGCCAGTTTTACCTTCTGGCTAATTTGACCTAATAGAAACGCGGCACGTATTGGATCATTCTCAGCGGTCAGACGCTGGCGCAATGCTTTGTTTTTTCCAATTGCATAGGCAATAAGTTCTGTTCCCTCATCAGCGGCATGAATTAAAATTTCCTGCTGCAATATGGGTATCTCTGATCGTACAACCTCTTCCATCTCTGTATAATCTTTCACAGGCAATTTAGCTGCACGTTGTTGATGAGATTTTAAACGTTGAATAAATCGTTCCCGAACTTCTTGTTGCTGCCTTTGCTGGACTTGTTTCTTTTGTTCGACATGGCTTTTTTCCTCATGCCAATCGGTAAGTGCTTTTTCATAGACTTTTTCATCATAATCACATGATTCCAACGTAGGTTTAGCGGGAATAACGTTATCATGATTAATGGGCGATTGATGAGACTGCCTGGTTGCTAATTCCTCAAGCTGACGTTTCAGATCACGATTTTCTTTCTGTGTTTCTTTAAAACCTTTTCTCAGATCTTTAACCCACTTGGGCGCAGGTTTACCTTCTATTGAGTCATCTTCTTCGCTTAGCGATATTTCTTCATCGCCAATTTGCAATGAATAGTCTTGATCCTGCTCGACTTCCTGATCGGATTTTATTTCAATATTATCAGTATCAACTTTTTGCACTTGAGCAGCATTATTCTCACACTCTTGCGCTGGCTGCTCAGCGGTATTTTGCGGGGGTGTTTCCTGATTTTTGGATACAGGTATCGCCTGACCATCGATGATCAGTTCGTTTTCCATTTATGACTCCTTAACTCTGCGGGAAGTCCGCAGGTGACTGTAGGTTAGCTTGAGATTGAAGGGTTTTTAGCCGCATCCCTATTTTGTTTATGTTGCGTATCGGTGGCTTTTAGGATTAATTCGGCATCCGCTCTGGAAGCATCACCCTGTTCTTTTTGGAACTGGTGAAGCATTTTAAGGGCTTCGCGAATTTCTGCTCTTTTCGTACTGTCAGCCGCGGCGATTAATTGATACCACTTTCGCTTCCGCGACTCTCGCCTCAGTTTGTGCCTGGAAAGCTTTCACTTGGATAGCTAATTCTTCGTTCTTCGCTTTTTGAACTTCAGCTTGCCCTTGCATTAATACCCCTTGAGCCGCCACGAGTTCAGCATTAGGCTGTTGTGCTTGCTGCATCACCTGCGCAACCATTTGCGCTTCTTCCGGATTGCGGGGTTTAACGACGCCCTGCGTTAATAACTGTTTACGGTTATATTCCTTAAACTCGTCGAGCCCTTCACCATCCATATTATCCAGAATGATACCTTGTAAAACCGGTCGCATTGGGTCTTGCGGTAACATGCCACTCAGTAGATCCGTTAAGACTGAAGCCGTCGCATCCCGTCTCGAGATATAAGACGGCCCCACATCGACCGTGACATCATAACGACCCGTCGATAAGTCATTCATCGCCACCATTTGTCCTGTTTGCTTATCGTTGACAACCACTGACATTAACGCGATATCGTCAGTCCCATCTTCGTTAACAATACGGACTTCTCTGTCTGAACCATATACTTCACGTGCCATCGACAACCAAACTTCACCCGCGCGTTTAAGGCTCTTCGCCATATTATCAAGGTAAATAAACGAAGACATATCAGACCGATGCATCAGATTATTAACGGTTTCTTTCGCTATATTACTCGGCATTTGCTGCATCGCCTGGCTTGAACCAGTGACTTCTTGAATATCGGCCCCAGTTTGCTGTAATAACGAGGCCATCGCCTGATTAAGTGGCTGGGGTTGCGTGTATCCCACGGGCGTTGGAGGTGCTATAATATTCCCTTGTTTATCAATAATCTCATTTAAGGGCAGGAAAGCCGGTCTGTCTTTATTTCGATTCGCCCAATATTTCTCCAGTTTTTTTATCTGACTTTTACCAACAATCTGAATGGAACCCGTATCCTGCGTGGCCGAATCTGCAAGCATCGACACCTGTAAGTTATAGAGACGTTGGGCATCCATGGCTTTTGCGATATGACCTTCGACTCGCTCAATATCATCGATAAACCACCGCTTACCATAGACCGGAATTAACGGGATATGCTCACCGGGTATTCATTGCGCTTGCTCGAGGAAGCCCTCACCATCGACCACGGAGACATAAATCCGCCGGCGCTGAAGGGTTCGCCGGGACGCCTCAATAAACCCGATGTCTACCAGCTCATCCTCAACGAGTTCAAGCTGATCACTGTCATAGGTGACGGTTTCCCTTGTCAATGGGTTTTGAAAACTCACCACATCCACCGACTCTTTTTTTACTTCGTAGTATTTAGCAATATAAACCACATCAACATCGTACCAATCATAATCCCATGATCGTTCAATGCCGCGACTTAACGTTACCGGGTCTTTATTGTATTCCGCCTGATACTTTTCAGCAGAGAGTGAGTACAAGCAGAAAGCCCACTGTGCATCTGACTTATCGTATTTCTTCGCATCCGGGTCGAACCAAACAGAACGCGACGGATCATCAGTGGGCTCAATCGATATCCGCTGTCTTTCATCCATCGGATCAAACTCATTGACTAAACGTGTCGTCAGCCTAAAGCAACCAAAGCCGCCGGTTGAGGCGTCATCAAAGGCGTTATCGCACGCTTCGCCGCCATCCGTTTCTTGGTAGTCCGCCCGGAATAAACCGTTTAGTTTATTGGCTAACGCTTCGCTGGCGGCCTTATCGCCCGGTCTAAACTTAACCGTAATCCGATTATTGCGATATTCGCTGATTATCCGATTAAGCTCGGTCGATATTTTATTAACTTCAAACTTCGGATACTTCTCAAAATGGTTGCCTAATTCAGAGCCCGCGGCCGTTACCCCTTCCCATTGCCCACCCGGGACGCGCGCAAATCTTGTCGCCTCGATACATTTTTCTCTCACAGCTTCCTGCGGTGAGTGCGCCCGGTCAAACTTGCGCATAATTTGTTCATGTCTTTTTTCTAATGTTTCAGCCATCATGACCAACTTGACGATGAGGGGACAACGATTTCCGTGTCTTCTTTGATGCGCAGAGGATTAGCAAAGGACATCATCAGGGTATCTGCCATATTGGGCGATTTAATCCCTTTTAATCGCATCTCATCTTTGCTCATCAACTGAATTAATCGGTTTCCTGGCATGCGTTTACGCGGTTGTTTAACTAATTCTGACTTGAGTTGTGACAGTTTTTCTATTTTTGATGACAGGCTAATCAATTCATCTGGATCGAGATATTCGCCCTTTTCGACGGCGCGCCAGGTTTTATAAAATCGGTCCGCTAAATAAACCCAATATTGCGCGCGTTTATTTCTAAAGGTATCACGGTGAGTTCTATCATCATTATTTGAAGAGGGAAGGTATTCAGCATTACTTGGCACATAGACTTCATCGGGGTAATCAGGCGAATCACCTGCACCAAAGCCCGTCACCACCATCTTGTTACCGTCATTGCTATGTCTTAGGTGAGTTTTTACGGTGCCTGCCCCTAAGCCAATGTTGTCATAGATAAAATCATCCGCCCGATAGTCAAACGCTTCATCAAAAGCCGTAATAGTTGCATCAGCAACATCACCTTCTGACCAGCTCACGCAATCTTCAATCAGCACACCATATCGTTTGGATAATGCTTTTTCATCCTGACCGGAATCAGCCGGGTCGAAAGTGACAACACGTATTCCTCTTGGCGGAAACCCTAACTTGATATGTGCATCAATCGCCGCATCCACCCACTCCGGTTGAATCAATGCATCATCGTAATTCGCATCACACTCGCCACCGTAAACATGCCGCCATTTTTTATAGTTTTCCCGTTTCATCTTCTGCGCATCATTTTTGAGTTCTGCCGGTAACCAAGGATTATCCAGGTAGCTCACGTTGCCAACATATAAATCATCGTCTTCATAGTAACCTTTCTTATCGATTATCGCTTTGTAGGGCTTAACGAAGCGCTGATAAACGGCACCGTCTTCTTCTGAGGGATTAAAGGAAAACCACAGCTCAGAGCCCGGCTTGCGAATAGTGGATATCCACCATTTGTCCTGTTTGCTTATCGTTGACAACCACTGACATTAACGCCTAATTGTAACCTCTTCGACCCAGGCAACATCAAAATCATGTTTGGATTTAATAGACGCAATATTACGCGCCAACTGGCCATATTTGAAAATAGACGCATTGATTCCTTCAATGCAACTATTCAGCAC